AGATGCGGCAGGTTTATTAAGGGGAATAAATCAAGATAATATAGCTGCTGATTCTAAAAGATTTGAAGATGCTTTGAGATATTCAAGAGAAGGAGCAAAGACAAAGATGATGATGCAGATACCAGGACAGCTAGCAGATATAGCTAGAATGCCAGGTGCTATACAACTACAAGCAGCACAAGAACAAGCTAAGAGAACACAAGACTTCATAAGGAGTATAGCTCTAATGGATAATGTTAAAACTATTGATCCAGGATCTCTTCCTAACAGGAAGTACTTCGGGTAAAATAAGATGAACGGATCTGCGTATACATCTCCATTTGATTCAGTATTAAGCTGGAGAGGGATGTATGACTCTGGAATGCTAAACCAGAGTCCATCATGGATGTCAAAATCAGGAGCAGGAGGAGCAGGTGGAATGGGACCATGGATGTTTGCAAGTGCAGGTTTAAACCTCTTAGGAGGGATAATGCAAGGCCGTGCTATGCAAAATGCGGCCAATACAACAGCCCAAGCCGGTATGCATCAAGCAAATATAGCTGCTGGTGCTCATAAAGATGTAGGTAAAGGGAACATAGCCCAAAGCACTGCAGCAAGGAATGCTACTTTCGGTTGGGGTGCAGACTTAGATTTTCAAAGACAGAAAGCAGCTAAAATGTGGGATAAAACAGTAGGTAGAGATTTAGATAGAGATGCTAACTTTAGAGACTCTAAACAAAAGATTGCACTACTTACTGATCCTGATTACAGGGCATCTAAGAGTAGAGAACGAGAGCATGAGATAAGAAAAGAAGTAGCAAGAAACCAAGCTGCAATGGCTGGTATGTTCGGACCAATTTCTGGAGGATTTGGATAATGGGTGGTTCTAAAACTGTTATTGAGGCTCCTAAGCCATTACCCCCAGATAAATCGTTTGAGAAGTATCTGCAGTACCAAACTGAACGTGAAAATCGATTAGCAGATCGTGCTGAGAAGCAAAGTTCTTACGACAGAGCTAGGACAGAAGGTCGTCAAGCAGCTGGTGGTAGAGGTTTACAGTCTTACTATGATAGTTTGAAGAATCAAATGACCTCAGGTGTCATTGGTTATCAAGATGCTAAGAGTCAATTAGAGAATTATATTAGTCGTTACAATTTAATGACTCCAGGTCAGATAGACGTAACTGACTATCCAGATCCAGCTGATCCAAATGTTGTGCCTACAGTTAAATCAACTACCACAACTACTACAAAAGCTACAGGACAACCAGGGGATGATGATTATAAACCTGCAAGTACAACTGTAACAGTACAGGAAGACCCAGATACTACATTCCAACCTCCTTATACTCCTCCTGAATATGAGTGGGATACTGATTGGGATCAATGGTCAGATCCACAACAATATGTAAAAGACCTATGGGAAGCTTACGGAGGAACTGGTGATGGTGATACAGGTATTTTAGGTAGACAAAGAACTACCGGTATCGAGACTGCATATGAAGATCTGTTAGGTAGAGCAGCAACTGCAGATGAGATAAGCACAGGTTTACAGAGACTACAAGATCGTGCTTATGGTGGTGCTGGTATAGCTGGTCTTCGTGATTCTATTAAATCAGGCTCTGAATATACCAAGAAGTTTAATCAAAGTTACTTAGATAACTATTACGACACGATGTTTGGTAAGCAGACTGTCGATGATGACGGTAACAGAACAGGTAAACGTAAGTATACTTTTGACGCTAATTTACTACCAAGTTACAGAGGAGATTTAGCAGATAAGACTGGTATTGATGTACCTGATTTTACAGATTACTTCTCAGAAGCAAGAACAGTTAAAGAACTTGAAGAAGGTACACAGAACATCAGAGACACTAGAAAATATCTATACAGTGCTGGTTTAACTTCTCTTCAAGGAGATATTGATAAAGAGACTGCAAGGATTAAGACTGAAGGTCAGAAAGATATTGCTCGTATCCAATCCGATACAAATATTATTACAGGAGCACTAAGTGGGTTCTGGAGTTAGTAATTTAGATATTCCTATTGTTATAATTATTGTAATGTAATTTTTTGAGCAAATGTCAATCGATCCAACTGACGACGCTAAAGATTTTGATATTGATAGATTTGAACAGCTATTAAGTCGTCTTGAAGCATCTAAAAAGCGTCAGCAACGTCAGAAGTCTGTAGAAGGTCGTCGTGACATCTTCTCACAGGGTCTTGCTTCAATGATGGGCAATTTCTAGTTTTTCTTAACGTAGGTTACTATCATGGCTGTAGAAGACACTTATGGTGATGACGACTGGTTTGATATAGACAAATATCGTCAAGCCGCTGGAGTTGCCTACGATTTTTCTAAGAAGAAATTGGAGGATGCAGGTGCCCAAGAACGAGAAACCATTGGTAAAGGAGCTACAGAGCAAAGAGCCTCTGATCGCCAGAAACAAGAGTTCCGTGAAAGGGAAGAAGAAAGAGATCGTAAGCAGTCCCAATCAGCGTATAAATATTGATGTATTTAATACTTGGGTAGATAATTTAGACTCCTCTACACAGGAGTCGTTTTGTTCATTTGCTTCAGAGAATTATTCAATAATAGAAATTTATCTATATTCACGTTTCCTTGGTTATGAGGGAAGTATTGTTGCATGTGATGCTTGGTTAAAAGATACCTATACAAAACCTGATCATCGAAAGAAACTTCTATTTGAAATAGATGAGATGCAAGAGGATATACGTAAATTAAGAGAAGATGTAGAAACAGGCTTAGTTAAACGTGACGCAGGAGTTGCTCGTATTGCTCAAATGCAAAAAGAATTACGTGGAACAATTGCACAGATAGAACAGTTTACAAGTACTAAGGATAGAAAAGGCTTATTAATGGCTGGAGCTGATAGAGCTATACGTGAGTTGATGTTTATCTTTAAAGATGATCCAATTGAAATACCTTTAGAAGAAGCAACTATGAGTGTCTGGGCAAGAATGCAGTTAGAAGAATAGTTATTTTAAAATAGTAGAAAATATTTGAAAATATCATGGGACCAGGATTTGATGTAGGTATTGGTGGTGGCCCAGGAATCCCTCCTAGATTTCCAGGTGGAGGAGGAAGGAGAAAATCAATGGAAGATAGAAGGAGAAGAATGAATGATAGACGTAGAGAAATGAGAGATGATAGAAATAGGGAAAGAAGAGAAAGAATGGAACGGGACAGAAGAGAGTTTGAAAAGCGAAGACCTCGCCGTCCAGGTAGAGAAAAGCCTCCAGAACGTAGACCTATAGAAGGCCGTAAGCCACCTTGGAAAGGCCGTAAGCCACCTTGGATGGATGAGAAACCTCCATTTTTTGAAGGACCTTTACCAGGCCCAGGACGCCGTCCTTTTCCACCTAAAAATAGACCAGGTATTAACCCTCCCCGTGATGATCAGTTCCCACCAAGAGGAGGAACACCTGACAGACCTATACCTTGGCTTCCACCTAGAGGCAAACCAAGATGGGGTATAAACCCTCCTCCTGAAGACAAACCAAGATGGGGCTTATTTCCTATCCCTGGGAGAGATAGACCAGGTATTAACCCTCCCCGTTCAGATTTTGATGTAGGACTTCCAGGACCTCCTGGATTCTATGATATACAAAGACGCAAACAGAATACAAAGTGGAAGTTACGAAAAGAATCAGATAGACAATCCTTAAAAGGAGATGATATAGGACCTGAATTCTTAGAGAAAAACCTTTCTAAATATGCTCAGTTTTTAAATATACTAAAAGGAATTAAAGGCGGAAGATAACTAATTACAGAAGAGTAGCTACGCTAAAATATATTTATTCAGAATTTAAATAGGGATATGGCTAAAGGTAAGATGCCTCCTCAGCTAGTTGAGTATTTTAAGAATAAGAATAAAGAAAAAGATGATGGTACTAAATTATCAGATAAAGAGAAACGTAAAGAAGCTTTAGATAAAGCACGTAAGTATAAAGAGCAAAAGTCAAAAGAAAAGAAATAAGTTAGTATTTAATAGTACGTTGAATACAGTTAGTGCCTTCTTATACCCATCTTGCATATAGACGTAATGCTAAGGCTGCTGCTCGTAAGCAACAGATTAAAATACCTAAGAATTTAGAGTTATTAGAAAAAGCTAGAGATAATTTTGCTTATTTTTGTGAATATGTAGCTGATAAACCTCCTGCGGAACACCATAAAGAATGGCATAGACATTTTGTAACTGAAGAAGATAGTAGTTGTTTAATTAAGATTGCTGGACCAAATGTAGATCTCTTAGCACCTCGTGGTTCTGCTAAGTCTACGGTTTTAGGTTTACTTACTGCTTGGGCTATTGGGATACATACAGAAGCTAAGTTACCGCTACAGATTCTCTATCTTTCATATACTGTTGATATTGCTAGATCTAAGTCGGCAACTATTAAGAGGATTATTGAAAGTAAAAGATATCAAGAAGTTTTCCCTCACGTACGTCTTTTAAAGAATGTTACAAGTAATGAGTACTGGTCTATTGATCATAAGTTTGCAGGAATAGATACTACTGGTGAAGAACAATTTACTTTATGTGCTGCTGGATTAAAAGGTTCTGTTACATCTAAGCGTTCTCATCTTGTAATGATTGATGACGCTATTAAATCTGCTGCTGATATAGCTAATCCAGATATTAGAAAACAGATGCAAGACAACTGGAATGCTGTTATTGCACCAACTATGTTTGAAGGAGCTAGAGCTATATGTTTAGGAACTAGGTTTAGACACGATGATATTCATGCAACTACTTTTAATGATCAAAATAACTGGACTCAAATAGTTTTATCAGCAATAAATAATGATGAGAAAACAGGAGAAGAAAGATCTTATTGGCCTGATATGTGGTCATTGGAGTATTTGAAAGAAAAGAAAAGACAAGCTCCAATAGCTTTTTCATTTCAGTACATGAATAAAGTTGTTCGTCAGAACGAATTATCACTAGCACCTGAGTTAATAGTTAAAGCAGAAATAACAACAGAATTTGATACGTTAGGAATAGGAGTTGATTTGTCTGCAGGAGTTAGAGAAAAGAATGACTATACAGTTATGGTCCTTGGTGGAAGAATTGAAGATCGTATACACATAATTGATTACAGACGTATACGAGTAATGGGTAATTTAGAAAAGTTAGATGCTTTAAAAGAGTTATTGAATGATTGGTCTGTTATAGGACAAGATCAAAACGGTATCTATTACCCTACTTATTCAACATGTGATATTTGGTCAGAAGCAGTTCAATACCAGGCTTCATTAGAAGCTGACTTTAAACGTATTTGTTTACAAGGAGAGAATTTATATAACTTAGTTTGGCATCCTGTTAAGGGATTCAGAGCAGATAAACTAGCTAGGTTTAGAGGAATCATAGGTATGTTTGAAGATAGAAAAATTATCTTCAACCGTTATAGAAACTTTACAAATATGTTTGAAGAATTAACTAACTTTGGTGTTAGTAGTCATGATGACTGTGTAGACGCTTTAGTGTGGTTAGTTACAGGGTTGATGAGGAAAGGTAACCTTCAGTTAGACTTTTAATATAGAAATTGTAAGTGATTAATGGATATAGCTGGCAAAGCCATGGAGTGGTTTAACCGTGGTTTAAATCAATCAATTCCTAATGAAGCCAAAGCTAGTTGGGGTGATTTGATTTCTAATGATATAAAGCAAAGAGGTAAATTTGGAAAAGGAGGATCTTTAGGCGGATGGGATTTTACTCGTGGGTTTCGTCCAGGGGTTCCTGCAAGTGAAGGTGGTTTTATGTCAGGGCCAACTCCATTAGGTAGAGAAATAGTTAAAAGACCACTACGGGCATTAGCTAACTTGAGTCCAGTGGGACGACTTGCTGGAGGACTACCTGGATTGATTGTAGGTGATTTAATTTCTCCTCAACCTCTTGCCGCTGGAACATTAGATGAAGCTATTGCTAGAGGTGATGTACCAAAGGAAGATTATGACAAATTACAAGAGAAGTATCAAAAAGAATATGACGATTATATGAATCCTAAAGGTACAGATCCTTTAGCTCCTCCTATTAAACTTGCTGCAGGTAAATCAGTTTTTTCAACACCTGGATTAGATAAGCAAGAAGGTATTCGAAAGTATCTTGAAAATGATCAACGAATAAGAGATCTTCTTATAAAAAAAGGAAAAATGAAAGCCTTTAATCAAGAAGCAGCAAACTTCTTAGCTAATTATGGATAAGAAAGATCTTGAAAAAATGTTTCCTAGTTTAAGGAAGAAGAAGACAGTTTTTAATAGAGTAAAAGACAGTGCTTCTGAATTTTTAAACAAACAAGTATATGAGTTAGAGAGGGCAAGAATAAATTTTTTGACAGATATGGGTCTTAGTTCAGAGCTTCCGATTTCATCTAAAAAAGCTGCTGAAGTATTAGACACTTATAAAAATATTAAAGGTGCAGAACCTGTAACACTTTATTCACAAGCAGCAAAAGATGCTGGAATAGATTTACAACCTTCTATTCCTTTTTCTCAAATTCCTAAAGATAAAGCAACTTTTCTTTTAGAAAAACTAGGTGTAATGCCTGGTCCATTAGAAAAATTTAAACCTGATTATAAACGGCTTAGATATCAACAGAGTCAGTATCTTCCTTCTGAACAGTTAGCTACTAGTCCAGGGCATTCTCCATCAAAACGTACCGAATCAGGTAGAGCAATAGCAGAAGCATATATTTCTCCTATAGGTTTTAAGTCTGTTAATGGAATAGAGGATTTAATTTGGCCCGGTTCGGCTCTAACGCATGAGATAGGACATTTGATGGATGATCAAACTACTGTGGGTAGACAAGCATTATTAGATAGGACTACTAGATATGATAAAAGAAGAATGGATAAATTTGGAGGAGAGGTAAGTAGACCTACTTCTTACCGAGAATTTTATGGTCCTAAAGCAAAGGAAGGAGATTTAAATACTCTATATAAAAATCTTTTTCCTGTTGTTGATGGAAAACCTACTTTTAAAGGATATAGAGATCCTGTGTCTGCTGCATTGTTTGGACTAGAAACAGTTTTTCCGAAGACTTTTAGTTCACCTCAAGCACAAATAGGTACAGGTGCTATAGCTGAAATGCTTAGTCCTGAAAATATCAATCTTTTAAGGACAGAAATACGTGCTAATAAGATGGCTAATATACTTTCAAAAAAAGCTAATTTACCTATTAGTAATGTAAATCGTCTTACTGGTCTTGCTTCTTATGCTTCTGTTCCGTTAGCTACTGGTTTATTAAAAGGAGGAGCATTTGCTACTCTTGGTATGGGATTAAATAAAGCTGCTGACTTTGGTGTAGATATGCTTGAACACGGAGTTATGGATCCTCTAGCTAGAAAAATGGTTGGAGGAGATACAAATTTTGAGTCAAGTCTTAGGCAATACGGATATGATCCAAGTAAATACGATATAGGACTTCCAAGAACTGTAGATGGACCTTTAAGGCATGTACCTATTATCGGTCATATTTTAAGTGGAATAGGTAGAGAAGAAATACCAATTAATCGTGTAGAAGGTTTATCAGGAAAGGTTAGAAACTTTATGATGCCTAAGTGATTTAGAATAGAGAAAAAGGATAGAACAGTGGGACCAGACTTTCTGACACTTGCATTAACAGCTGTTATCTCTTCTGTAACAGGAGGAGGTTGGATTGCAAGTAAAGTTTTAGAACGTCATAAAGAACGACTGAAAGATTCTATTCAAAACCTAGAAAATCAACGAATGCGTATAAATGCATTGGAGGAACATGTGAATAGAATGCCTTTAGAGTATGTCTTAAAAGTAGATTTTGTTCGAGAATTACAAGATATGAATGATCACTTTAGGGCAATTCATAATAAGCTTGATAAGCTAATGGAAAAGCTAATAGAAAAATGACAGAGTATTCAATAGCGTTGCAACAGGCTAGTAATGGCGACCTATTTGTACATTTACCAGATGAAGTCCAAGATGATTTAGGTTGGAAAGAAGGAGATATAATTGAATGGAATATGAAAGGTTTAGGTTTAACTATTAATCGAATAAATGAACCTTTTACTTATGAAATAAACGAAGAGTAGAATATAAACAATACTAATAAAAACCATGAGATATTCAGGCGGAGCATCAAACGATATTCTTGGGCCAGGCAATGGAGCAATGGCAAATGCTTTAGCTCATCGCATCCATGAACCAATAGAAATTATTGACGGTATTCCTAGATATTGGACAGATCAACACCATGATCCAAGACAGCATAATGAATTAAGAGATCCAGGTATGAATCCTATACCAGGTACAGCACCAACAGATGAAGAGATAGATGCTATAAATGGAGTACTTCAAAGTCAATTGGGAGCTAATAAAATAACTGGTCCTTTAAAGAATATTGGAGTTGGTTATAAAACTGTTCCTGCTCCTGAATTAAATCCTTTTCCAGGTATAGGTAATGATCCTAGAAGAATAGTAGATTATTTAACTGGAGGTCCTATATCTAGTGCAGGATCAGATCCTGGTAATGGAATGTATAACAACGGTTATTTAGGTAAACAAGGAATACCTCAAGTAGCAGGACAGTTTATGACACCTGGGTTTAAACAAGAAATTCCTCAGATAAGTACAGGTCCTTATACAGGAGGAGCAGTTGGAGCTCCTATAGGTACTTATAAAGGAGGATCTTTTGCAGTTCCTTTACCTTATTACGGATGAAATTAAAAAAGCTTGTAAAAAAAGCAGTTAAAAATCCAAAATTATTTACTCAAGAAGAAATCTTATTTTTTAAAAATTGGCTCTTCTTACATAAAAAAAACAAAAGTAAAAAGTAAATGGCAGAATGCAACTCCAAATATACTCAAGCAACAAAAGCTGCTAAGATGTATAAAGATAAACGTAGCAAAGAATAATGGCTAGTGACGCTAAATCACGTTTAAAGGAAATTATCGATTCTTATCTTGAAAGAGATGGTGGAGGTGGAATCGATACAGGGATTGTAGCTTCTCATTTAGCTCAAATGAAGCTATTTGGTATTAGACAAGGTGTTGAATTTTTTCCTGCTCAAGATAATTTTGGTAATCAACGTAAAGATTTTATAGACAGAGTAATTAAATATAATCAATTAGATACTAGACTTGATTCCATATGGGATTACTTTCTTTGTGATGGACAAGGTATTTTTTACATTCGACCAACCTCTACAAATTACAGACTATATTATTTTCGTAAGCACGAATATCGTAGCTATTACAATCTTGATGGCCAGCTGGATGAAGTTGTAATTATCTATAGCTATAAAGTTCGTCAAGGTTTAGGTTATCAACAAGATATTGCTACTCAGAATTTAACAGGTTCAACAAATGGTGTTCAACAAGGAACTAAGAAATATATAAGACTTTCTATTAAGCGTAAAACAATTGAAGAAACTCATTCAGAAGGTGAAATCTCTTTTGAAAATCAGCATCATAGTGTACCTGGTAAAACTAAGACGTTTACTAATACATTAGGTTTTATACCTTGTGTTGAGATATTCAATAATGCAAAAGGATTTTCTGCCGAAGGATCAGGCGAGTTTGATGCATTAGCTAACCATATATGTACTCATGATGAAATGATCCGCACCATGAGGAAGAACGTAACCTTCTTTGGTAACCCCACATTATTATCTTCTCGTCCTAAGACAGATTTAATGGAATCTGGAGAAGCTCAAGTACAACGTCCTTCTATTGCATCTAATTCAGGATTTACAGGCTTAGGTCCTTTAAGTGGCTCTCGATATAAAGCTGATCCATTATCCCGTGGTATTGATGGTCAGATAAGAGTACCTAGAGTTATTGCAAACTTAGAACCAAATGATCGTGTTGGTTATATAGTTCCTGATGCAATCACTGGAGATCAGAACTCTTTTTCTCGTCAATACAGAGAAGAAATAAGAACTGCACTTGGTGGAGTAGATGAACTATCTATATCTGCAGGTGTAACTGCTACTGAATATAAGTCGTTATTTGGCCGAGTTGCTGCTACTTCTAAAAAGAAAGCCAACTCACTTTATACATATGGTCTTTGTCGTTGTTTAGAACTAATAATTTTCCAAGAAGAAAATCTATTTAAAGAGAGTCTTGCACGAGCAGTAGGTTTAGAGAAACCAATTGATCTTCCTGCTAATCCATCCCCTGAAGAAACAAAGCTTTATACAGAAGCAATGGGATACTACGAAGAGCAAGTCAAGCAACTAATGATGGCATGTCTGCAATCTCAGCAGATTCCACCAGGTGTTACAGGTCTAATACCAGACGGAGATGTAACGATTCAGTGGAGATGGCTCGGACCAGTATATGAAGACTCAACTCAGGATACTTTGAATAACTCAATTGTTGTAAGAAACCTACAAGAATTAGGGGTAGATAGCATAGAAGCACTGAAATATCTCTTTCCGTCGAAAACGGATGAAGAAAGGGCTGCCATGTTATCGGGCTTCCCATTCAGAATGGTTAATGAATTGCAGGGTGCATACTCTCAATTTGCAAGACTCGTGGGGGGAATGATGCAGACTCCTCATCCTCAGTCACCCGACTTACCTATGGCAGCAGATCCGCGCCTAGATCTGACACCGTATCTGTATCGAACACTCGAGGCGTTACAAAAGGAGATGAGTTATGCAGGTCGCTACAGACCAATCGACCCAACAGACGAGCCAAGCACCAACAGCGACAGTGGCTCCGAGCAGTTACGTGGCGGCAGCTCCAGCAGCAGCTCCACAGGCGGCTCCACAAACACCGGGTCAATATCAAGTGGGTACGAGCTTCCCACAAGCAGTACCACAGGGAACCCCCAGCTTCCAATCCGCCCCTACTCAGTACGCCCCCCAATCCCAACCGGAGGCTCCTCAACAGGACAGTCCATGGGAATCGGCGTTCAACAAGGTGGTAGGGCTTCTGAGCACTCCAGTCCAATCCCCGTTCCAGGGTCAACAATCTCAGACGGCGGCTCCTCAGTATACCCAGGCCAACTACGGTCAGGTGAGCGCCCCAAGTACTCCACAATCGGCTCCGCAGATCTCGCCAGCCAGCCAGATATCCTCGGACAGCTCTTCCCAAACCTCTTCGAATCTCTCCTCGGCTCAGCTGGACGCAATCCAGAGCCAGATAGGAATGAGCAACGAAAGCCGTCAGGTGATGGACGCGTTCGGGATAGAAGCACCAGCGGTACTAAACCAGTACGCGGTAAATCTAGAAGGAATGCTGGACAACGCCGTAACGTGGGGAAATAGAGCACAAGAAGTAATTAAAGGATACGCTGACTTTTCTGTACAAGAGCATCAAGAGAATCTTGCTTATAACGAGATACTTACTAACCCAGACGTGCTTAGTGACTATACATTGAAGTTCTTTGGTCCAGAAGGTCCATACCCTGTTTATGAAAATGAGCAGCAGTTAGAAACTAAAGGATATCCAACAGCTCCAGTAGGCCAACAGCCTGCAGCTGAAGGGCAGCCTCAAGCTCCTAATGCTTTAGCTACAGCTGGTCAGAACTTCCCTGCACCTCCTCAAGCTGCTCCACCACAACAGCCTGAGAATTTCTGGGGTACATTCAACGAGCAAATGGCTCGTGACCCAGGAAATGCATGGAGAATGTTGAACCAAGCTCAACCACAAACAGTTGCTAATAAATTGTTTGTAATGGAGTAGACCTATGAGAGGAGCTATTAAATACGGCATACCTGCATCTGTCGGTGTCGGCACCGCAGGTTATGCTGCTTCTCAAGATGAGGATTTAGGCTCAACAGGTCTAGCTGGTATTGCTGGTACTTTAGGTGCTGCTGCTGGTTTAAAAGGTGCTCGTGCCTTAGCTGGCAAATATGCACCTCTCTTTGGAGAGAAATTAGCTGCCGCACCTGACAAGGTTCTTGATTACGCAGCAAAAAAGATTCCACCCGATAGACAATCAGGTTTTAGAGCTAATAGAGCACAAGATTTAGCAGAGATGTTAACTCAAGCAGCTACTGGTGCTCAGAATCCTAATTTCTTAAGAGGTTCACAGTATGCAACTGCAGCAGGTTTAGTTCCTGCTAGTGCATTAACAGCAGGTCTTGGCGGTGTAGCCGCTGGTGCTATTCCAGGTGCTTTAGGTGTACCTGGCTTTACGGGAATTGATCCAGAATCTTATGGTTCTAGTAATTCGCCTGGGGCTCGTTATAAAGCCTCGACAGCTCAATATTCTTAATAATATTTAAGGAAAATTAGACGCTGTTAAAATTTTATGTAGATAAGACTAAATTGTCTCATTCTTTCATCCGATATTTTCTTTGCGCCCCTGGAGGATAAAACAAAGTGTTCATTGATAATGATTTCCCAAAAATTTTGGGAGCCGAGCTCTATAGACCCCATCCAGCTTATATAGCGGAGATGGCTACTGAGCCAGTAGTGGTACATGACTTTACACGCCAACCTGGACAAACCGTTCAGTTGGATAGATATAAGTTCTGGGGAACCCCTGGTACAAAGGATAGTCGTGAGCGTGTAGCTGATCAGACTATCGGTACTGCTAACAGCCGTAACATCACAAAGGAAAAGGTACTTGTTGTACTTAAAGAATACACAGGTCCTGCAGATCCTGGTGATGCTACTCAGTCAAGTACTTTCAAGATTGCAAGAGAGACTCTTGTAACGGCACAACGTCTACTACTTGACACAGGGAACCTTAATATGTTCCATCAGAGCATAGGTTCACTTACCTTGCTCGATGACTACAGAAGATGGCGTGACCGTGTCTTTATTGACGAGCTTTCTAAAGCAGAAGCTAATGGTGCTGCATCTACTAGTCAGGGTGGTTACTACTTTGCTGGCGGTAAGACAAAAGACTCATCTGGAAGAATTGCTTATACAACTACAGAGTATGGCAACCAGATTCAACAGTTCTCAGTTAAAACTGACCTCTTAACTGTTGTTAAGGACTTACGTAAGCGTAATGTTCCTACATATGCAGATGGTTTATATCGTTGCATATGCGA